AACAATCTTAATATAATTGTTTGCAAAATAAACGGGGTCTTCTTTACACTTGACAAATTCAATGATTTGTTCTTCGGTAAATTCGACCGCCGTATTTGCTTTTTTTAGATTGGGATTACCAAGATACTGTTCACTCATAATAAAAACCTACTTCATACTTTGCCGAATCTTGCTCTAACTTGATTTTTTACGTTTTCCATTTTTCTATCAACTGTCCTTAAATCAACTGGAGGAACCATTTTGGTAATTTTTCCATCAGAACCACGAACAGCAACACCACCACGGGTAGGTGCTATTTGTTCTTGAAACTGCTTAAAAGTTTTCATGGTTTTAACAATCCTTTCCTTTTAGAAAATTCTCCTACAATTTTTAAAGCCCTTAATTTTTGCTCTTTAGTTCTTAAATCAAGGGGGTTATCCCCTTTAATAGGATATGCAGGTGGAGCAACCATCTGCTCCATAAACTGTTTAAAAGTTTTCATTTGCACCTCCAACGCTTACGTGCCTTACAAATTTTCTTATCTGGAGTTTTCTTACAATCAATATTGTGCATCTTTCTCTGACCATCAGAGCGACGACAGAAAGACTTACGTCTCTTTTCATCCTTACTTCCTTTCTTCACCTTACCAGTTACCGCAGTCTGCAACTTTGAACCTGGATTCTCACGTCTGTAAGCATTAACAGAAGACTGACTCATACCATCAACACCGTCTTTACGGTTTGCTTTTTGCCAGTCTTCTTTTACTTCTTGCTTACCATAGGTTTCACAAACCTCTTTTCCACATCCACAGTTCTTTTTGCCCATCGCTTTCTTGATGGCTTTATCTCTTGAACCCAGGTACTCTTCAGAACCAGATTCAATTTTCCCATCACCATCATAGTCCTTTTTTGCCTTCTTCTCCTGGAGATCCATATCTGCTCTCCAATCAGAGAAGTGTGCTTTCACGCAACGGTTATAGGTCTTACCAAACAGTTTTTGAGTTCCTGCTTTCTTGTAACCCTTCCAGCACTTCTTACCACCTTCAGAAATAACATCACCACTCATTTCGTGATTTTCATGTTCAGTGAGAGTAAGAACTTCTACATCTTCTACAGATACGTTTTCTACAATACCATGCTCAAATTGAATATCATAATGTGATACAAAACCATTTTCGTCGGGAACGGCGTGCTCTCCAAAAATAGTTTCTCCATAACCAAATTCTTCGTGCTTAACTTCTTTAGCACATAAGTGTTGAGAAACTTTAGCAACCTCTTGTGATTGCTTCTTGTGCATCGCAGATGCTTTTTTCAACTGACCTGAAATCTTATCCAGTTTATTCATCAGTCTTTTCTTTTCATCAAGCATTTGACTTCCAATGCCATCAGTCGCTTGAAGAGGTTCTGGTTTGATGATATCTACAGATTCATATTCAGTTGCTTGAAAGTCATCTCTCCAGTTAGAAAACTCATAACTTTCATTCTTTTTTGAGTTTCCCCAGTTCTTGGCACCAACCTTACGACACTTGACTAATGCTCCAGATGCATATGCACTTGGCCAAACAGAATAGCGTGACTTGACCTTATGATAGCAAGCATCTTTTGTGCCACTACCCTTACCCTTTCTATCTTTACCCTCTTCTACCATCTCACCTTGTGGTTCATAATGTGCTTTATCTAATGGAATACCTTGATCTTTCATCCGTTTGATGTCATTATCAGATAAAGTTTGTTTATTCTTTCTCAAAATTTTATCGCCTGGTCTGATCATATCGCCATCATCACGATTTCCTTCATCAAGTTGTTCTAAGTCTGCTCTCCAGTTCGAAAATGATGCTTTCATGGTTTTTCTCTTTGGTTTGTCGGTTGCTACGTAAGTTGGTTTTGCTGCATTTCGTTTTGATTGCTGACCCCTATCTTTCTTTTTCTTTCTTCTAGATGCAGATCTTCTTTCTGCAGGTGTCATACTTTCATACTTAGAACGTGACACGCACTTTGGTACACCTTCACCTGGTTCATCACTGGCACAGGTTCCACCTGTTGTGACGTTTACCCATCCACCTTTACCATCTTTAGATTTAGATCCTGAGAACCACTTATGAAGCGTTCCTTCATTCATCTTATCGGCATAACCAGCAGCAGCATCAGTATCGTGTGCAGTATCAGTAATCTTTGCTTGCATCCAGGCAGGAATATCTTTTTCCTTTTTACCTAATGCTTTTCTCAACTTTGTGATGTTTCTTGCTGACTTTTTGAGTTGGCTTTGTGCCATTGCAACTTCGTGGTCTTTCGATTCCGAAACTCCTCCGCCATCAGAGCCCCCATTAGACCCCCCATTCCCATTTCCATTGCCATTTGCACCATTTCCGTTGCCATTCTTTTTCTTGCCCTCGGTTTCATCCTTGTTTTCGTCCTTATGCTCACTATCACGCATTATGTATCCTGTAGGCATTACGTGCCAACCCTTGGGGATCTTCTTACACTTTTTATCAGTGTGACAATAGTAATAACCTTTTTTACAGGATTTTGCCATTATTTTTTGGACTCATCAGTATTATTTAGAAAACCTTGTTTCAGCAGTTTTGATAATTCTGATGTAGATCCAACAAACAGAGCGTTATTTGTAACGTTGTTTGGACCTTTTTTGGTATTATCTTCTTCGAGATCTTTTAATTTCTTCTGCAAATCTGCCAACTTATCAGTGGTATCTGCAACACTCTTAATTAATTGACCAGCAACTTCATATGCTCTAGGACTTGCGCTTTCTCCTGCAAGTTCCATAATGCCATTGATTGCTTCTTGTCCTTTTTCAATTAAAGAATATAAATTTGCTCTCGTATATTCATAATCTTTTTTAATATCATTCTTCTCCTCTTTTGGAGGAGCAGGTTTCATCGGTTTGGATTCAACAATGCTACTTTCAATATCAAGTGCGTTGTCAATGGACTCATAATTATTACTCATAATTATTAGATGTCAGTTTTTCTTGTTGGTGAGAACGTCTTACTATCGCTGAAGAACTCTGTAGTTTCGGAGAAACCAAAATCATCTCCAGGTTCAAGTAATTTGTGATCTGCTTCGTTAATTACACCATCATCATTTCTATCTATCTTGGATGTTGGTGTAACTGTATAGCGCATCTCACGCTTGGCAGATTTAACATCAGTATTGGTGTACATATCAACTTGTACCTTACGGATAAGACCGTCACTGGTATCTGCGATTGGACCAAACAGATAAGTTTTTGCAGTGAATGTTAAAGTATGAATTAACGCTCTTCTAGTATCAAAACTTCCTTCATAATCATCCTGGAAACTAACTGATTCCAAGACGATTGGAATATCTCTCTTTTCCCCAATCGACTCTACTAAATCGATTGTCAAATTAAAATGTGGTTGAAAATATGGGAGGATTTGTTCCAAGATTTGCAATGAATCATCATTCAACTTGGATAATACATTGAGTTCAAATCCAATATTGTATGGAACAGGCATAAACACCTTCTTTGCCTTTGTTCCATCTTCGCAAGTTTTGAATGTTTGAACTAAACTTGATTTTCTAGTGGAATCATATTGAATAGAAGTCATCTCAAATGACATTCTAGGCATAGTAATCTGAACTGCTTTATTCAGATCTGCTTGTTGGGTAATTCTTGCTAAAAACTTTTGACTAGGTCCATATGCAAGAGGAACTTTCATATCAGTAATATCGTTTCCAGCACCATCCTGATGCCGAATGTGGATATCATTGAATAGAGTACCAAAAGCAATAATTGTCTTTCTGACAATTTCGTGGTAATAATAAGTTCCTAACATTATACTTGTCCAAATGGATTAGATTCAGTGAAATCTAAAATGTCGTCTGCTTGAGATTCAAATTCATCATTCTCTGTATATTTATCGTATGTATCATCATGGTTGTAAATTTGGACTGGGTATGCTGCTCCAGAAGTTTTACCTTTGATAGTTTCTCCAGAGAAGAATCCTTTTTGAGTTGATCCAATACTTACATTGGAAACTTTAAGAGTGAATGTATCTTGATCCCACTCTTTGACTCTTGCTTCAGTTTTAGATCTTTCTCCAATAACAATTTCGTTAAACAGATATGTTCCAAGACCAGATAATGTCTCTGGATCGGAGATTGTAACAGTTGGTTGTGATGTATATCCTCTACCAGCGTCTTGAACATAGATCGATTGTACAGAGTTCTTACCAGTATCATCAAGACCCATTGATGCAATACCAACAGCAACTGTTGCTATTCCACTTGCTGGTGGTGCGGCAATAGTTACTCTTGCATCAGTGCCATATCCAACACCAACATCAGTCATAGAGAATCTAATTACACCCTGACCTGTAGTTACCAGAGATGCAGTTGCTGCTGCTCCAGCACCACCGCCTCCAGTAATTGTGATTGTTGGTGCAACAGTGTATCCAGCACCTGCATTTGTAAGAAGAATTTTTTCAAGACCAGTAATACCACCTTTTGTGGTTAGGAAACCTACGGCAGTTGCATTATCACCAATTTGTCCTGTAGGTGATGATGATATTCCAATTTTAGGTACTGAAGTATAACCAGATCCATCATTATTGAGGAAAATTTCTTTAATATATCCACTTGGTACAGATCCTGCAATCTGTGCAACTGCTGTTGCTGTTCTTCCAACACCAATCAAATTGAGTGTAGTAATAAATCCTTCATCTTGAACTTGAGTATCAACTTCAGCGATTGATGTATCGATAAGTTCATCCTCATATTCAAAGAGTTCACACTTGAGCATATAAACGTAATTTTTACCTAACTGGTAAAATGGATCTTCGTGCTCAACAAATTTAATTTCAAATAAACGCTGACCAAGAGGAAAATATACTAAATCTCCTTCTCTTGGTCTGGTAGATGTTGGAAGTTCGCTGGTATCTGTTCCATCATCTTGACCTGCCATAAATGGTGCGATAAAGTCTTCAAATCTCTCTTTAGAGACCGTAAGCATCAATTCATCTCTTACACTTACACCAAACTTTGTAAGGATATCTCCCGCTCCAGAATATCCATCAAAGTTGTTTACATATGCTTCGAGTGCAAAGTTATCATCAAACTTTGAAGTTTGAACTTCTTCAAGGATTGTTTTTCTATTAACGTATTTTCTAGGAATGTATATTACTTCAACACCGTGAAATCTCAGGTGCTCATTAACCAGATCCTGAACAAGACGCTGCTCAGATGCTGTGCCGCCAAGAAAGAAAGGATTAAGAGCCATTATCCAATAAAGTCGAGAGGTGGTAATTCATATTCAGACATCATTCTTCCTTTGATGTCCGCAATTTCTGATTCTGCTTGCTGAAGAATTTCTCCTCCGTTTAATTCAATTCCACCAGGAAGTTTAACTCCTCTGAACTTACTTAAGTTTCTACCCCACTGTCTCTTAATGAGTGCAGTAAGATATTGTTTCATCCAACTATCATTATAAATTTGGGTAAATGATGCAGGATCTAACGCTCTATAGCATTCGATTACAATAAATTCTCCTGCTGGTTGAGAACCCCAATCAATATCAAGATATAATCTATCTTGTCTCTTGTTAAATCTTATTTGCTTATCTGGAGTTAGTAAGAAATCAATATCCTCAAGATAAGTCTTAGTCATTGCATATTGAAGAAGTTCAACTGAATTGAAATAATAGAGATCGTTCAAAAACAGTTGATATTTGATACTGAACATTCCACCAGAAATGGAACTAGAATCAAATTTGAAAATCTTTTCAATGCCGATTACTGAATCGGGAACTTGAATATAATTGGAAGTTTCGTAAAAACTGAAGGTAGTTGCTGTTCCAACTATTGAAGTATTTGCTGTTGTAGTTACAATTCCTACACCAGCAGTTCCTTTTGCTTTACCTCTATTTACATCATCCTCTGTGATTTTGTACTTGAGGTACATTTTTTCAACGCCGTCAAAATGACGTTCGTTAAAATATTGAATGGCATCATCAACTAAATCATCAATTTGATCATCATCCACGTTGATTTCCAACACTGGAGCACCAAGTTGACGCAAGCAATAATCTATAAGTCCTTGCCTAGTTGATGGTTTTGCCATATTAACCTTCTAATTTTGCTTTGAGGTCTGCGTTTTCTTCAAGCAGAGCATCCATTTGTTCCTTAAAATCTTGAGACAGAGTTGCCAACTTTGCCTCAAGAAGAACGTTTTGATTTGATACTGCTGCTAATTTAGAATTGTATATCTTAATGAGAACATTAACATCCACTTCACTTTGATTTTCCATTAGTTACCTCAGAAAGTACCCCCGTCAAGTGTTGAAGTCCAGTGGGGCTTATTAGTATATATTACGTTAACAGCACTAGGAACTGAAGCAAGGTTCGCAATAGATCCTGAAGAACCTTCTTTTCTCAAGTTGTTGGAGGTGTTAAATGTACCTTCAACACCAATCAAACTGACTGTACTACTGTTAGTAACACCAGTTTCAACAACACCATATGCATTGGTGCTATCTTGTCTAATAATATCACCTGTTGCTGCGGTAATATTTGCACCAAGTGTTAAAGTATTTTTCGTAATGGCAGTAAGAACTTGTTTAGAAGTAATTACTGGAGATGCAACAGCATTGGTAGATCTTTGAAGACCAGTGTCATCAAAATAAACAACACCACCAGTAGCATAATCACCAGATTGATAGTAGATACCTTTGATATCAAGGAATCCCTTCGTCCCTGTGACAACACTATTAACAATAGAAGCATCAGGAACATAGGTCCATCTTCTACTGTCGTCAGCGTGAGTTCCGTGGTTATCAGCATCCGCCGCACTACTTGCGATGGAACTATCTTCCATACCAAAGAAACCAGTCTTATTGTTTGAAACGCCAGAACTGGTATTGAATGCGAAAGAAATACCTCTATCAGTATTACTATCGTATGCGTGAGTAATTGTTACTTGTTCAGTTGTTGAAATACCAGCAGTTGAGGCTGCTGACATTGTAACAACTTTAGTTCCCGAATCATATGAGCTAACTGAAGTATTTGTTGGGATGCTTCCGTGAGCAATGATATCGCCAGTGTTGATACCAACAACAGAATCCAAAGTAATAACATTGGTTCCACTGGTATGCTCTGCCATCACCGTTCTGGTGCTGGTTACATCACCAAGGTGGAAGATAGCATCATTTAATGTAGAAGTTGTGGAGTTGACTGTAGTAGTCGTACCATCAACTTGAAGGTTACCTTTTACGATTACAGTACCTTCATTACTCAATCCATCGGGATATGGATCAAGATAAAGAGTATCTCCACTACCTGGTACAGTAGAAATGATGTTATCATCAATTCTTACATTATCAAAGTTTGCTGCACCATTTACTGTTAAGTCAGTCTGCCAAACCCAACGAGCACCAGTTACTTGTACCGAATCGGTACCATTTTCATCATACTCAATTTTGGCATTTTTATCATCGCCAAAAGTCAGAAAAGTATCATCTGGAATAACAACTTCTCCAGATCCGTGTGGATCGAGAACGATGTCTCCATCAGTATCTGTAGATGAAATAGTATTAGCATCTATTCTTAAGTTGTCAACGTTCCATTGATCAACCTTAAGTGATTCTGCACCACCCAGTCCAGAGTTGGTTGCAGGTGCCATAATGGCAACAACACCTCTATCTTGGTTTCTGGTGTTGTGGGATGCCGCTGGAATATTACCAGGGGTATGCTCCATCATGGAGGTGTAGTAATAACCACCAACTGGATTCGCATTAGTTCCATCGTCACCGAGGAACACTCTGTCCTTGTATTGGTTTACTCCTCCGTAACTACCAATACCGGTTACGTATCCAAGTTCACCCCATGCAAGAGTTGCGGGTTTGTTAGTACCTGAGGATCTTTTGATCCTAATAATACTTGCCATGTCAGAAATTTCCTCCGTTGATGTCTAAATTCTGCGTTGCGCCTGGCGTCAGGGTAAGTGTTGCTTCCCATTTTCTAATGCTGCTGTTGTAAACAAGCACCATACCATTTTGCAAGTTAGAAGCACTAACATCACTGAGTTCCGCCAAAGAGAGACCCTGGGCACCCGCAAGTGAAGATATAACTTTTACTGCTGGTTGTTGACCTACTCTGACTTTAATTTCAGCCATTTATAATGTACAGATCAGGATGTAAATATATTTATATTCCTTCAAGTCCCAATCCAGAAACAACTTCTTGTTGCTTCAAATAGAGTTTTGCATAAGATTTTGCAATATCTCTCATTACAGAAACGCTATCACAACTGTCAAGTTCATTTGCAATCTTCTGATATGCAAATTCTTTTGAAAGACCATTCAGTTTGATGTCATCTGGGTCCATTAGTAAGCTCCTTGAGTAAAGATTTGATTTCTTCAATATCTTTCTTTAGTATATCAAGTTCTTCCCGTTCTGTCTGCCTCCTTTGCTTCATTCTCATGTAATGAGAATACCCAGATGTATCGGTATTAACAATAGCACCTGTTTCTCTATCCCTATAGAGGTTGGTATGACCCTCTACAGGGATTAGATCTTCCTTTGGAATTTCCATAATTATGCAAGAGCAATTGCTCTGAAATCTTTGAGTTTAACTGGAGTTGCCTCATTTGTGGATGAGATAACGACCTTGATGGCAAATGCTTCAAATTGGTCGAGATCGTTTACACTGAACTGATATTCAGAGAAACCAGCACCATCATTTGGTGGTACAAATGCATCCGCTCTTCCACTACTCTTGTTCACATCAATGATCCTATCACCGAAACCATCACCATCAGTATCTTTCAAGTTATCATAACCAGGGAATGGAACAAACTTTTGATCGACATTACTAGAATCAACTTTATAGATTTGATAGAATACTCTAAAGTCTGCACCCTCTTGTCTATTAGCACCGATGAGAACTTTCAAACTTGTTGCTGGTTGTGAAAGTGATACTGATTTGGTTACGAATACTCCACCGTGAGGATCTCCTTCCAAGTTATTGGATCTTGCATCCTCAACATAATCATCAATTGGTTGATTGGTTTTATTTCTACCAAGAATAAATGTTGCATTCTGCATATCCAATACTGGAGATACATTTGAATGTGTAGATGTAAAGTTCACTCTCATAGTAAGGGACTTACTATTTGGTAGTGTGCTCAATCTAGCAAGTTCATTTGCTCTGGAAGCAACCATTCTTGGAGTTGGATAATGAATTACTTTATTCAGAGGTACTGGATCATATCCTTGATCTTGGAATGAAACTTCAGTTCCGCCAGCACTAGTACCAGAAACAGTTCTGACAAGTGCTTCAACTTTAGTTCCTTCTCCAGGTGTAATAACATTGAAGAGAGGTTCAATTGTGCTGAACTGATAGTTTTGTGAAATTCCAACACTATTGCCACCGAATGCTTTATCACCTTCAAAGTTGAGCATTGTTTGACCAGATGCTCTGTTTGTTGGAGAAGTTCTATCAAACTCAAGATAGTAATTATCAAGATCAGAACTATCTGACTTATAGTAAGTAGATGGAATATCGTGTGTTTTATTGATTCTCATTAATCCAACACCATCAACTTCATATGGTTGAATAGAATCGCCCTTCAAGTGTGCAACTTTAACAGTATTATTGAGGCTTCTGCCATCAATAGTCAATGTGCCTGCAGGAACTGTTCCCGCAGTAATTCCACTGTAAGAAATAACTTCATTATTCAAAAGAGCGTAACCGCGACTAGTTGAAATGCCTTCAAATGTTCCGAATGCAGTTGTATCTGCAACTGATACAACAGTATCATTTACATCAAATCCACCTGTAAGTGTGGTCTTTGGTGTATCTGGTTCAATATCAACAATTTGAATTTTGTTGTTTGCACCGTGGTGTGCGTGATTATGTTGCTTAATACGGAATACATTTCCAGAATAACGATCATCAATCAATTCTGATGCGTTAGTTCCAACAGTTGCATTTGTGTTGGTCTTGGTTGCTCCATTGAAGAATGCAAGGGTACGAGTTGCGGTGAAGTTTTCACCTTGTACTCCTGTGAGATAGATTGTATCAAATGCAGCAGCACGATTCTTAATTGCAATTCTTGCGCCAGAACCCTTTCCGAGGGTTGCTGTTGTAAGTCCAACAATTTCACCAGAAACATATCCACTACCTGTAGTAGATGTGATTGTTACTGCAGTGATAACACCATCTGTTGCTGTTACATTAGCAGTTGCTCCAGTTCCTTTTCCTGTTACAGAGAACAGAGGAACAGCAGATCCAGATGCTGGATATCCACTACCACCACTGAGAATCTCAATTTCACCGGTTCCTGCAATCGCAGCACCGCCAAGATTTTCTACAAATCCAGTAATACTGCTACCATCTTCTCCAACCTTAACTCCAGGAACAATGTTAGTTTGTTCTGTTGCTCCAACAGTTCCACCAATATCTAACTTCAGTTTTCTTGGCAGACCTTCAATTGGATTATTTTCAAGAGCGGTACTATTATCACCCTTGGCATCAACATCTCCATTATAGAAGGTTGCTGTTCCAGAAGAAACAAACTCTGCTTTATAAAGTTTGAATGTCAGATCTTGGAACTGTGAAGGTGTCCAAATTGTTCCGTTCTGTGATTTGAACAAAGAACCACCAATGTATTGCTTGGTAACAACAACATTTTGAACATCGGGAAGATTTTTGGTTCTAACAGTCTTCTTACCCATTGTTGCACACCACATCTCATAACCATCAGAGTTTGGAGATAAGATAACGATTGCATATTCTTGTCCAGGTTCCAGATATACTGGGGATGGGAAGCGAATTCTGGTAGGCAGTGGTTCAAATGGATCATCATTTTCATTTGGTGCTTGACCAGGAACTACAATATCCTTTGGATTGAGTTCAACTTGTGTATAATCTTGAACAAGGAAAGATGTTGGTGTTCCAAGTTCAACAGTTCTCAATTCTACAAAGACCTTTGCTTCAGGATCCTTTCTTGCAAAGTAAAGATCGAAAGATGTTAAGAACACACCTGGACCTTCTGCTTCTGCACTAACTGTAAAAGATTGTGCAAGAGGGTCTCTGTGTGGTGCTTTTACCTTAACGTTGACTTCAGTTGGACGTGCTTGTGGTTTGGGTGGATTTCTAACAGAAACACGTTTGGTGTCTTGAGTTAGAATTGTTCCACTACCACTATAGGTTCCAAGTGCTTCACTACCAAATACGGTAGAACCAGGCAGAGGAGTTACACCAGGTGGAACTGCAGTAACTTTGACAGTTTTGGTTCCCGACTTAACTCTTACTGGTGGTTGTGGTTTTGCGTTTGGATCACGGAAGAAGAAGTTTGCAACAATATCACCCCAGTTATCAGAGATGAGATCCATATTTGTGATTATTGCAACAGCACCACTTGTCTGTCCAACAATTCTAGATCCTTTAGTAACGTAACCATAGTATTTGGGAACATTTGCAAGTGCTCTTACACCAAAGTTGACAAGTTTTGATGTGGGTGAATAACTATCTCCAGGTGCAGGACGTGAGCGATCATATGGATCAACACTATATTCTTCAACAAGAACTGCAGGAGATCCTAAACCTGCACCAATATCTGGTCTTGATTTATCACCAAACTTGTGATTTGGTTTTTGAATTCTCATCACACCAATCTTCTTTCCACTAGGATCGATGATATCTGCTGATTCAAATACCTGGAATGTTCCAGATTGCATATCAACTTCAACGAGTTTTGGAATTACATCAACTTGCTGCGAATCAAGATAATGATAATGTTTTGTAAATGGTCTTAAACCATTTGCATTGAAGTAAACGTTTCTAGAACGCATCCAAGGATCTGCTTCACCAGATACTTTTACATCTTCAACATAATCAAACTCTCTAGATGGACCAGTAAGTTTTGGCTTATACTTGGTTGTTCTAGTAGTTGTAGTAGTAACAAGTCTTCTCTTCTTCCTTTCGCCTCTACCGCCACCTTTCTTATATGTTTCAAATCTTACTTTCTTATCAACATTGACAGTAGTTTTTGCTTCTTGCTTCCACTTTGCACCAGTTGAATCGGTTCTGTGATCATTAATATAAATGGTTCTTACCCAGTTATCGGAAGCAGGATCTAAAACAACAGCACCAACGAATACAATAACGTTGAATGGATTAACATTCTCAACATTAGTTGAGTGTGGTTGATTTAGAAATTCAACTTCATTGTACTTGAGAGTTAAAAGATCTCCAGTTTTTTGAATATTTGGATCAAGAAGTTTGAGATTCTGTGAAAGATCTGCTTTAGTTACATCAATAGCAGGATCAAGTGCCAACTCTGCTTGCATTGACCAGAGATCTACAGGAGCAATGGCAGTTGCGCTATCTCTAGCAATATCAAGAGTTGAATAGCGAGGATCCATCAAAGACTTATCTTTGAAATCGCTAACAATAAATCCAGACTTAAATCTATCCAGTCCATTTGCATCAGTGACTGCAAGAGTTTTTGCATTCAGTTCCAGCATTGTCAAACTGGTCAGTTCTTCAAGATTCTCAATCCTATCTTCCAGTTTACCGATATCACGCATTGTGAATCTTCTGTTATCTCTTAACAGAATTTCGGGATCATTTACAGGACTGAAGAGGTATGCTGGATATCTGATTTGTGCAATTTCCATTGCATCATCAGAAAGAACTGGTGATTGTGGAGTTTCACTTGGTGTTCCAGTGATAACTTCAACTTCACCAAATCTGTTCAGAGTTACCAGGTCAATTCTTGGGAGATAGTAGTTGTAGTTGAAGAGTGAACTTTCATCTGGTGTTGGAACATATCTGAAAGTTGACTCATATACTCTATCCTTGAATGCGAATGGAGATCTGGTTTCAGTTGCTAAATTATAAGGTGCAACTCTTGGACGGAAATCAATAGTATCGGAAAGACGAACACCATTTGGAAGTGTAGGAATATCACTAGTATATCTGTCTGCAGAATATGAATTTACAGTAAAGATATCACCAGCATTGTTATTAGCAACTTCAAATTTATCAAATACAATGTATAATTGCTTTGAAGGAATTGCACTACCTGGTCTTCTTACAATTCTAGAATAATCGCAGAATTGATACTTATGACCAGTATCTAAACGATAGTTTGCAGTTCTATCAACATAACTTCCTTTAGTTACATCTTGAACAAGAAGATTCAGAGAAGACTCTTTAAACTTGACGGTTTCTTCTTTTTGGAAACTGTTTTGATTCAGAGGTACAAAACTGATAGTGTTTGATGTTCTACTTACAACTTGAGCAACTGCTCTACTATCTTCACCAACAATCTTCTCACCTACGATAGCATTTTGATCAAGTGCAAGACCTGTAGCAAATGTCAGTTTATCGAGAACAGGTGCAGAATTGCCAGTTGATTCATATACTGCACGAACATTTACTACATCAGGAATATTCAAACTGATTTCTTCATCTTCAATTCTAGTTCCGTATACCTTACTGGTTGTAAGACCTGCAATAACAGATTCGCCAGTAGTTCTAGTGATTGAAAGTGTTTGTCCTTTGATGAAATCTTTAGACTTTGTTGTTACTGCACCTTTTTTCAGAGTAGCGATAACTGTAACATTGCCACTCTGACTTTGTTGGGAAAGACCCGTAAAATCAATACTTCCACCACCTGAAGCAAGAGTAAACTGATCGTCAGTTAAAGTTTCTGTTGTACCATTAGCATAGTGAATAGAATATCTTTCAGCATCGAATGATGTGAAGAATACGCTACTGATACCAACACCAGCACCAAGAACGCCACTATCTGCAGTAGTAATTGTCATATTACCATTTGCATCAACGTCTTGACCAGTAATTTGTCTGGTAACAATCATTGAAGCGTTGGAAACATCAACAGACTCAATAGCAAATTCTGGGAGTTCCGAATAAAGACCAGAGTTTCCTAATCCACGGATTTTTGCTACACCAAGAGAGAAGTTATATGTTCCATCATCTACAGAACTATCACAAACACCAGCAACAATAGTAGGTGCTGCAACCAAATTCAGTTGATTTTCATTTGTAACACTGGTGATTCTATTGAATTGTGGATCGTCACCTCCTGCCTGATAGATGATAATCGCATCTTCTCTGAATCCATTTACTGCAGTGAAGAATCTTCCACCAACCTTACCAGCATTTGAACCAGTAATTTTCAGATTGTCAGTTTTGGCAAAGTTTGTTGGAGTTCTTGGATAAAGAACCGCATCTGCCATGAAATCTTCTTGAATACCAGTTCCAATAGAACTAGAATCCTGATATACAGATTTGATATCATCTACAGTAAATTCTCTAACTGCCTTGATACCAGTTTGATATTCAATCTGTCCGTTAAAAATAATCTGCTCACCTGCTTGGAATGAACCTGCGGTTTGTGTCAGACTGTATACGGCACCACTAATTTCAGAAACATATCCAGTTGCTCCACTAGAAACACCTCTAACATAAGATCCTTCAGGAACTTGTGCTGTAGTATATGTTCTGCCAGCAGTGATATTTGTATATGTCTGAACGTCAAACATATACAGATTCCACTCTGTACTTACTCCTTCGTAAGCACCATCGGTAACTGCGTATGAATATACTCTAGCAGCACCAACTTTTGTACCTAAATCAGCATCTGAATTTCTTGTTGTAGTCAGTCTTCTGCTGTATAGACCAATGGTGTTTGCTTCTGTAGTTTGTGCTCCAGATGCAGACGCACCAATATTAATATATGGAACACCCTGAACATTATTAACCTTCATGACACTTCCCATAGCAAATGGGATATTGCCAGTCTTTGATTTCGATAATACTGTTCTTGGTTTATCTACATCAATAACTGTAGATCCAACAAGATCAATATCATAACCTTTAATATATGCAGTTCCTTCAGAAACTCTAATACCCATCTTATCGAGTGATGGGACATTTCCTTGCTCTGTCAGTTCATTTTCTCTGAACAGACCGCCGTTTCCGGTTTCATCGTTGAGAAGATCTACAACATCTACAGTAAATGGAGTAACTGCATAGTTACCAGATTCTTCGAAAGTTCTCTTTGCAAAGTAATCTTTGATTACACTGTAGTTTGACTTATTTTCTAACTTCTTAATTACACCTTCATCAATCTTAACCAACTCTACAAAGTTGGTATCATCCGTATCTGTGAGTTGTTTTTTGGTAAGATTTAGAGTAATCTTTAATCTATCAGCACCTGGTGCTGCATAGTTCGTGAATCCTTTTGCATTGTCATTCAGATCTGGATCTTCATCAGAATTGACAATGGATTCAATAATATTAAATCCAACTCTAAAAGAAGGATTGTTATCATACGGATCAAGAACTACAGTTGCATTCTGAACATCTACAAAAGTACCTCTTATAAAATAAACACCCTCTGCAACACTTACAGCATATCCAGTGTTTACAGCATTTACTTCTAGAAGAGTTAAAATAGTATCGCCAGCATTGATGGTAGTGTTGCCGTAAACAACGTTCTCATCAAGAATCAGTGTTTCACCGTTGACTAAAGTTACACTTTCACCATCAGTCGCACCATCTCTATACTTAACGAAGATGGTAATCTCTTCAACGCCCTCTTCTGGTGGCAGGAGATATCCTTTAATTACGCCTGTAGTGCCAGATTCTTGACCTCTGATCTTTGCACCCTTGCCACCATTAGCAGCAACCAAAGAATCAAGGTAAATTGTAACATCAATGCCCAGATGATTTTGATTTACCTTTATGCTTGTATAAGCATTATCACAAGTTACCCCACCAGGGATAACCATAGATCCTTCTTTGAAAATATGCTGACCAAAAGATTCTACCTGGTTTTGCAGCATAGACTGCAAACCTGTAAGTTCTCTTGCTTGGACTGGATATCCTGGTTTGAATAGGACTCTATAGTAATTATCGTCCTTATCAAAATCATCATAATAAGGACTTACATTGAGATTAGTCTTATTGGGCATTTTTTAGAATTCCAGTATAATTTTAATGTCTTCTTTTTGACGCGAGTTTCTAGCAACGCTAGGTCTGTTGTCCAGGTAAATTAAATCTCCTGATCCTTTATTTATTTCAGGACTTGCCATACCACTTGTGAAATTAACACCAAGATTAATTAACTTGGTTCCAGTTGGATTGGTAGTAATTCCAGCAAAATTTCTATCAATGGAAGCACTGAAGTTTCCGCTAGAAATTGGATTAGTGGATGACTCAAAAGGATATACTCTACCATTAGTAGAGATACCAACATAATCTTGCTGATCGTTGGTTGTGTTATTATAATAAAGTGATCTATCTCTAAAATACTTCAATACTTTAGTATCAGTATCATAAGAAGCAACATATCCATATGCTCTTCCTTTTCCACTATCAACTATTTGCTCAATAGTATCACCAACTTTTGGTGTCCCTGTAATTGATTCAAACTTGAATGCAAACAGTCCACTGAAGGTATCTTCATCATAAATTTGAGTTGTTCCAACTTTAGTTGGATTCTTTACAATACCTACTTGTGCAAAACTGGTATCAACTGGGAAATCTTTTGTAGAATCATCAAATCTTGCATAGATGAGAACTTTATCAGTTCCAAGTTCGGTATAAACGTTATAACCGTGTCCCTTTGATGGTGGGATGACTGGAACTAACTTTGCAGAAGTTCCTGTGGTGCTTGAATTGATAGCACCCAAATCAACCAATGCATAGTTATAATCCTTACCACCTGAAGTAACAACTGTATTTGTTATTTTTCCACCTTCAACATCAACACGAACTTTGCCACCTGTACCGTCACCAAGAATTGCAAACTCTTGTCCTAAACCATTTGCATAGTTAGAACCTTCTTTGTCAATATAAACCGTTTTGATTTGATTCTCATTGATTGTGGCATCTCCAGATTCTCTAACAGATCTAATCTGTGCATCTGTGGATGTTAACCAAGAGTTTGGAACAGTAATATATTCTGTTGAGTCAAACTTAATAATATCGGATGGAGAAATTGTGAAAAGATACTTCCAAATATATCCATCACCACTGTCTCCTGCTCTAGATGGTTCTAGATCAGTAAATTTTGGTTCATCCTGGGATACATTTCCCTTTGGACTCTTTCCACTAGAACCATTTTCAATGCAAATATAGACTCTAAAGTCTTCATTCATTACATAATAGTTTGCATCATATAATCTAGATGCATTTGATAATGGTGCGGGATTTTCGATGCTATAATCATCACGATACATTTCATATCGTGTTCCTGCAGTCCATTCGATTTTCCTGACAATTCTTCTGATGTTTGCCGAGGTAATTTTTTTACCATACAGAACAACATCACCTGCGTGACTGTTGTAAGCAAAACTATCAACAGGTGCAGGAGGATTTTCATTCCAATTGTCAGATCTGCCATACCCAACTGGTGAAGTAATTGGGTTTGGCAGACTTACAGTAACGTAGTAAGAGTTGTTCGTATTTTCTACTGACTCTACAAAGTTACTGGCATTCAGTATTCTGAATTGATCAGTAATAATCGCTGACATCTTTATCGTTTTTTATGTATTTATGAGGGTTATGGATAGAAACTCATATTGTTAGTGTTTGCTTCTTTCTGGAGTGCTCCACTTCTTCTCAATCCAAAGTTACCTGTTCTGGTAATGGTTGGGAATGTTGATAATCCAGAATCAACAACCAAACCAGTAACGCCAATCGAAACTGGATTTGCTCTAGTACCAAAGTTGTACAATCTGCCCCAGGAAAGATATCCAAGAGAAAGTGTTCCATCATCATCGTCGGTATCGAAACTTCCCACTGTTGCAATTCCAGCAATATTACTATTGCTATGAACATTAACAATGATCTCGCCCTTATCACCGATGTTAGTCTTGGATGCAACAATGTAAACGTTGTCAAGGAATTGAGTTCCAATACCAACAACCGAAGCGTCATTAGCATCGATTGAAGTAACACCCGTTCCAACAGTGGTTTGATGAATAAGGATTGGATAACCTGGTTGCAAATCAGTTGCATCACCAAGATTCTTCTCACCACCAACAGTTCTATCTGCTAATGCGCGGAAGTTAATCTTCAGTCCCTTGGTATTTCCATTAGTTCCTGTTGTTGCAGTAATTCCTGTAATGATTCCAGTAAATCCTTGGATATTCTGGAATGATGGGAATTCTTCAACAGTTGCTGCAGGAATTTCAATAATGGTATTAGGAGTTCCAATAGTGTATCCTAATCCAGGATTTGTGATAGTAACTGCACTTACTCTGCCATTAGTGATAGTTGCAGATGCAGTTGCTGTTGATCCAATACCAACACCGATAACTGGTGGAGCACTGAACTTAACATCTACGGGAGATGTTGTATAACCCAATCCAGGATTTGTGATATTGATAGATGAAACTGAACCATTGGAAACAGTAACACTAAATTCTGCTGCTTCAGGTTCATCAGTATCTACAAGTCTTCCTCCCATACCACCAGTTGGAATGGTGAATGAATAGTGTTGTTCTTCATATTCAAAGAACTGTGCATCATCAACAAAGATTTGAGTAGATGCGTCAGTAATATCACCAATAACCTTGGCAGTAGGAATAATTGCAGGTTCAATAGACTCTCTCTGCTTGGAAACAAAGTCGCCCTTAATGTAAAGATCGCGCTTTTGCTTGATCCATTCAAATGGTTTGAATATCTGTTCATTGATACCTCTACCAGTATAGATATCGGTTTCTGCAATATCGGAAAGAGTATTATCAACGATAGTTCTAGAACGCTCTTGAGACTTGGTTGATGGATATAAAGGATGCTTGTAAACGTGAACAGCATCACCAATCTTGATGGTTTCTTCAACGTTAACGAAGGTTACGTCAACATCGTTTTGACCAACGTAGAAGAAGATATCAACCTTATCATTTACATCAGGTGCTTCGGTGAATACGAATGAAGTACCACCAGTAAACTGATATGCATATCCAGGAGTCTGAAGAACACCATTGACAAAGATCAGGAGAACAGAGTCAAGATCAATTGCACCCGCCAGAGGATCTGTAGAATCAATTTCGAAACTTAACAGTTGACCCTGATAGTACAGTGGGAAGCGAACTCTAGAACCATCTTGGAAGGTAGAAACAGAATCGAGGTAGTTCATTTCACCGAACGACCAAGAAGAGAAGAAGTCGTTGAATGTTTGAACAACTTCAAACTGTGCATCCTCCAGAGGTGCCGTTAGGTGCTTGCTAGTAACCATACCAACAGGTCTGAATACATCACCAACTTGGAATGCATAACCGTTTCTAGCGATTTCAAAAGTTTCAATACCAAACAGTGATCCAGGTGCTACAGTTCTTGTAGGAGTTGTACCAAAGTTTGGATCAACTGCCATTGTGACAATTCCAACCAGAGTGTGAATTGCAGATGCAACGTTTGCACACTGTGCTGGAGTTGTAGATGAAGTCAATCTATATTCGATTGAATTTGCAGCAGCACGAACAAAAGTATGAACGTATTGCTGACCTGATGGGGATGCACCAACATTTACTCTGAAAGTATTTGTGGTTACATTATCAATTGTAAGGAATACATTCGCTGCAGGATCTGAAGAACGTGGATAAGAATGCTCACTAACATTACCATCTTTAGTGCAAGTGAATGTATAAGCACCAACTGGCAGTCTTACTTGATCACCGATTTGGAAACCGTGGTTTGCAAGGGTAATAACAAAGTTTCCATTTGATGCAGTATATGTTGCATTAGTTGCAGTGAAGTAAGAAACTTCATCAATAACAGTGAGATCAAAGAACTGTGTTCTAGTTGTATGACCACCAACAGTGATGGTTTCATTTCTCATTGCCTGAACTGCCATCAGTTTTGCCTGACCAAAGGCATAGATGGTTTCATCTTCTTCACCAGAAACATGTGCTCCAGTGATATACAGATTTGCAGCATCTACAGTCTTATCATTTCCGCCATATCTTAAGTTGTAAATAACAGACTCAAGAACATCAATAATATCATCCTTACAATCTTGGGCATTTCCTGTAGGAATGGTGAATGATGGGAATGCATCCAACATTCTGCCATATGCAATATCTGCGATGAACAATTTGTTCTCATCAATCAGATTTGCAGCATCGTAGAAACGATCGCCATTTACATTCTTCTGATTAGGACCAATAGTGAAGTTCATCAAGAGGTTCTTACCAACATCTGTGGTAGCACCAATACCTAATCTAGAAACACCTTCAACAGGCATATTCTCATAATTTGGTTCTGGAATGATAATTTCTGGGTTGATATAACCAGAACCACCAGAAGTAACATTTAATGCCAGAGTTCCACCAGCACCAACTGTTGCTTCAATAACAGCACCTTGTCCAGCACCACCAGCAGGTCCAATATTAACAATAATATCGTCATCTGTTGCTGTGAGGATTGCTGTTTGAATACCTGCAACTGGATCTGTAGGTCTTGGATATACTTGTTCGGTATAATGATAATCTTCAGAGCAAGTGAAGGTCAATGAACCAGTATCAATTGCAATTGTATCGCTTGTTGTTAATCCGTGGTTTGGAATATTGAGGCGGAGTAATCCAGTATGTGAAGTGAATACGGCATCAACAGCAGTATGAGTACTGTTATTTGTAGAAGAATTAATACTTCCAATACCCGCTCTAACGAACTTATGCTCATATGCTTGATCGGTAACTCCGATAGAAACTGGACCTCTATATCCAGATCCTTCTGTAAGCATACGATACTGGTAAACACTACCAAGTCCAACATAATGGTGAGTGATTGTGCTTGTGCCAACCTGAACTCTTGCTCTCTTGGCGTCAATAACTCTCTCAATTTCAAATGGTCTATTATGATCTGGGAAGATTGTTGTTGTTACACCACTATATGCTGGAGTGCAAGTGAAGTGGAGACCAACCATCTTAACCAACTCACCAGTCTTCATATTGTGTGGTTGAGTAGTTTCAATCTCAAGAACACCAGTTGTCTTGGTGTATGCTGCAGTTGAGATACCAACTGGTCTAAAATAAGTGTTGATACCGATGACATCAACGATAGAACCGTTGGCATCAAGTTCTGCCTTATATCTTGCACCCTTCAGAGGCGCATAACCAAGACCAGGTGTGGATCCGAGAGAAACAATCAGACCGCCTCTTGGAAGTTGATTCTGGTTGATATCAAAATCTGATTTGATGAACGATCCATCAACAGAACTAATACCAGTGAATACAACACTAGTAATACCAGATTGAGTTTCAAAGTCGTAGTTATTTCCTGAATTGTTCAGAGTAGATGGTGTTTGGAATACCCCGTTGATAAACAGAATACCATTACCAGCAGCACTGTTACCAAACACTCCAGAACCAGTATTTTGTCCAGGTCCTGTGGTGTTAATACCATTTACAGTTACGGTGTAGGTTTTTCCAATTCCAGTAAATTGATCCGAAATGTCATCGAAGACCATATTCTTGGAATAATCCTGTCTCAAGAAGGTTCTTCCAGAGTAAGATGCCTTTACATATGGCAGATTTGATTCATTTCTTCTTGCTCTGGTATTACCTTTAGGTGCCTCAATAAAGTGAATATCTCCACCAACAATGTTGATTGCACCTCTATGGATTTGAACATTAGCACCATCACTGTGTGCAACTGCGGTACTACCAACAGATGCTCTAACAACAGATACAGTTGGGAAAGTGTTACCTGTTCCAGCATTGATAATTCCGTTGATAGGTCCAAGAAGTTGTCCGCCAACATTAGTACTGAGTCCAACTTCAACAACCTTCATGTACTCATCATCAATCTTCAGAAGATCTCTTGGTTGAATTGATGAAATACCCGTGATATTGAAGGTTGAGATACCAGCACTAATTCCACCACCGTTGTAGGCAAGAGTATGTCTGATAGGAGTGAATGTAATTGGTTGCTGAACAATACCATCAAGAGCAACAACAGTCTTGGAGAGTTTCTTTGTCATCTCCAGCTGGTGTGCATTTCCTTCACCAACATCAGTGAAAGTCATCTTGATATCATTATCTGCGTGATCTTTTCTGGATGCCAGGAAGAAAGTACTAGGAGTTTGTACAATTGGGAATACTCTAGATGGCATTCTATCGGTAACAATACCAAGATAGTTCATTGTTGCACCAATGCCCATTGCACTTGCACCAACACCAATAAAGGTTGATTTTGGTGTATAGATCAGTTCTTCGCCAGTATTGAAGAAGTGATTAGGAATTGTGAACAATCCAGTTGTGAGATCTACAGTTGTAGTGTTACTTGGAGAGAATGTCTTATTATAGATCGAAATTCCTTCGTGAGTAATTGGGAACTTGGTTCTATTAGCACGTTCACCATTCAAACCATCAAATGCAGAGAGGAATACTCTTTGCTTGTTTGGTCCATAATTAAGATGTCTTGGATCATTATTAAAATCACTTGCAGTATAGAATACTTCATTGTAAGAAGAAAGATCTACAGTATATCCTGCATCTGGATAGAACTTAAGAATGAAGTTAGTTCCAGAAATTTCTGATCCGAATGTACCAAGACCAGTTACATTATTAACTGGAGCAAATGGACCAGGTATTGTTGTAGTTGATTTTGTATTATTCAGTGCTGCAACCTGATGAATTGCAGAAGTAGTTCCTGCAGAAACTCTTACAAGAGCATTTACTGAAGTTACATTTCCAGAATTATAGGTACCAACTACAATTGGATTGCTTCCAGAAGCAACCATAGATTCAATTCTGACGCTTCTTTCTGATTCTGGTGGTTGATTGGATACCAAGAATCTGTAAGTACCAACACCAACAGTTCCAAAACCTACAATGTTTGCACGAATATCAAGAAGATCTTCTTTACCATCAAATTCGTTTCTTGCCATGAAAGAAACAATTCCAGTTGTGGAGTTGTAGGATGCAGTTACAATTCCAATTTGAGAACTACTATAAGACTGATTTTCATTATCAAAATAATATTCGCTGATGTAAGTATTAGTTCCATCAAAGTCTATTGCTGCTTCAATGTATTCAATCTCTTTAGTAAATCGGTTAACAATTTCAATATTTGCAAAAGCACCATTAAATGCATTTGCATCATATTCGATAATGGTTTTCTCGGAAAGACTAGAGATTCCTGCAGTAAAGCGACCATCTACTGTCAAAGATCCAATGGAAACGGTACCAATTCCAGTTTCTCCAATAGGAATTGCATCATAAACATAAGTTTTCTTTAGAACTTTAATATCATGATCTCTATCAAATGGATCTGTTGGTGTGAAGATTAGGGTCTTTCTTCCAGTATCATCAACATTTGCTTCAAAATCACCAAGTTTTTCTTTAGTAAAGGTAGTGTACTTTTCAAGAAGATGTGAATCAAGAGAAGTTGATTGAAGAACCAATTCACTAACTTGAGATTCGAATGTATCTGGATCTACAATTTGAATTGTATATCTTACGTGAGTATCTGCAAAATCAATTTCTTCAATCTCTACAAATCCATCTTTAAAACCTCTACTGGAGAATTTATTACTAATATCATCATGAATGAGAACTCTATTAGTTCTGCATTCGTTATAATCGGTCAGTTTTCTATTTTGAAGTTTGAGGAACTTGGATTGATTACCTCTACTATCAGAGTCTGTTACATTATCAAAGTTATTGATTGTATCAACTCTTTTTTCGTTAACAACATCAAGAATTACAACACTCTGTGTTGATCCTTCAAGATTAACACCACCTCTAGTTTCTGATGTAATTCCAACATCAGCAAAGTTCTTAAGACCTGCTGGGTGAACAACACTGTTTACAGGATTTGAGAACTCATTCCAAGTAATGGGACTCTTAACAGAATAAGAAAGATTCTGGTAGTAATCGTTATTTGGAATTCTCTGCTCATCCTCACTGATCTTACCTACATCATCTCTCCAACCAATATCTTGCTTGGATGCATAATCAACTTCAAACTTGGATCTATTCTTATCAATCTTGGTTACAGTTGCAATAGTTGCACTGATTTGTCCCTTGATCTTATCTCCAACTTGAAGATCAAATCTTCCTCTAATCTTAATATAATCATCTCTAACAAGACTTACAAATACATCAGCATCAATAAATCCAGTTCCAGAATCTACAAAGAGTTTTTCATTTGAAACAAACTCTGCACGTTTCTGAATGACATCAACAACAGGATAATTTTGCTTATTGATCAAAGTTGCATATCCAGATTGATATGTTTTTGCAATACCTGGATTAGTTGTAACTAAATTGCCAAGTTCATCTTTCAACTCAAATTCAACAACTACTGGGTTGGTATTCTGATACTTGGTAATCTTGAAGAATCTATAATCATACCCTTCAGAGTTCCATCCATCTCCAGAAGTACCATTAGAAAGTTCAATACCCTCAATGAAGATTTCATCACCAACAGAGAACTGTGGTGAATTGTATCCAAGGATTGGTGTCTTCAGAGTGCAAGTTGCAATACCTGCAGCAGAAGTCTTCATTGAAACGATACCAACACCGTTTGAATTATTGACAAAGATTAACTTATGTGGTTCAGATTCAAGACCAAGAAGTGGTCCAAGTTGAGTGATTTCAGATACTGCACCATTAGGAGCAAGTGCAACTAAAGAAGTTTCATCAACAACTTCTTTCTTGGTATCATTCCACAGTTTAACATTAGGAGGATTGATATATCTTGAACCACCAGAAATGATATTGAGTTCACCAATGGTATCTAAATCATCAACAGAAACAATCGGTGATACAAATGCTTCTGGGCGGAGAGTTTTATCTGCTGGATAATCATATCCAATATCTCTCATTCTAATACTCTTGATTCTACCGATGGATGTAGAAACTGCAACAACGTTTGCATTTCGACCACTCTCTGTGGTTACATCAGTGAATTTGGGAAGTCTATTGAAGTTAAATCCTTTTGAAGTGATTTTTACTTTACCAATACTTCCGCTAATAGCATTAGAAGATCTAGTTGCATATTCTAACTTATCAGTTTCACTCTTCTGGTAAGAAAGAACTGCTGGCAACTTATTAGGAGAAAGTTTGAATGATGCTGTAGAGATACCGTAGATTTGATATTCTCCATTATACTCACTATCAACATAGTTGATTTCAGAATGATTAACAACATCAATATCAGCAGTGCTAATATATCCACCCTTCTCTAAAGCATAGAAGAGTTTGTTTGGAACACTCTTGGAGAAGTCAACAGAAAGTGATGCTGTTCCAAATCCTACACTACCAATACCAATGACATTGAAATCTCTATCATCAGATGCACTTAAGAATTCTGTCTTAAATTCTCTTTCGCGGAAGATCTTAAGTTGATATCCTCTTAATGATTCATCGCCAAGTAAGAACTTAATATTGGAATTTCTAACAACATCAATTCTTGGATTGATTGCTGCAATAGAATGTTCAGATCCGCCAATACCCGTAAGATTAATTGATGCTTCTGTCTTGGGTTGTGATTCGTAGAATGTTTCTGCTAATCTAAATGAAGTTGAGTTCTCTTTGATGACAAAGTATGATCCTGTAGAAAGACCAGCAGCAACCTCATCTGTGGATGTATAATACAGTTTATCACCAGTCTCAAATCCATGATCTGGAATGGTAATAGTATTGTTTGCAATATTAATTTGAGAAGAATCAAATCCAACTGGATTGACTATCAATTGTTTGGTATCATCAATGAACTTCAAGGTGAGAGGTGTAGTGCTTCCAATACCAACAGTGGTATTTGGAATTACACTCAATTTAATTGTATCTCCACGCTTCAATCCGTGAGAAGATCCAGTACTAACAGTTGTTACAATACGATCAACAGTTCCAGTAATGTTGTCATAATTCGTTTCTAATCTATAGAGATCATTGTCAGATCCATCTGTATGGAAGTACAATCCATCAGTTGAAGTAGTTAATCCGATTTGTGTAACTAATCCAATGTGATTCTTACCTTTATTGATAACATATACTGTAGAAGTATTTGTGAAGTTATCTGGAAGGAAGAAAGTACCAGTGCTAGTTTCAGTAGGACCCACTGTGAGAGGATCTACACCAGGTGTAGTGGTTTTGCTGAATGTAACTCTATCACCAGTTTTAAATGGGTGTGAAGGCACATAGATGCTTCTGTGTGGGATATTAACCATCTGTGTGGTAATACCCACCGTCTGCATCTTGGAAACGGCACTACCAGTTGTTAAACCAATACCAACAGAATCTTTTGCATTGAAATATCTAATTTGATTTCTCTTCGATTTAAAACTATCAGTTGATGCCTTGATCTTAATTCTCTGATTGAGAACGTGAATCTTACTTCCAAATGTATGTGCTACACCTGGATCTGCAGTTCTATGAACTCTAATGATTCCGTTATCAAATTTGTTTAGTACAGTAACAGTTTCAATTCCTTGTTCGGAACTAATTACCATACTGCCACCAATGGAAACTACTGCAGGTCTTGATACGTAGATGTCCTCTGCAATACCACCAGGAACACTATTCCAAGTTCCAGTAGTAGCAGCAAGACCAATCGTATCTGTTCCAAAACCAACAACTTTAGATCCGGCAAGATTTAAGATGGACGATGAAAGACCACTGATAGAGATCTTATCATCATCTTCAAGATCAAATCCAAACAGAGTATATCCAGAAACTTGATCAGCATTATCCCAAACAAAAACTACATTTTCATAACGATCAAGATCAGTTTCAATCTTATCGATGTTAGAACCAATAAGTTCTTGAACTTCTGCCTTCAATCCAGATCCAGTATTTTCAGTTTCATCAAAGTTCAGGCGTTCTCCAATTCTATATCCAGTTCCACCTTCAATAACTTCAATATCTTGAACTTCTCCTTGAGTTACAGATTTTACAACACTGATCTGTTCAAATGATTCGTATGACTCATTGAAGTAATCATAATCTGCACCAGGATCATTTACTTTGTATGGGAAAGTATTACGAACAAGAGTTGATGCATTGAAATCAAAACTTTGATCTAAATTTCTATTCTCTTCAATCAGATTATTTTTGAAGGTATTACCAATAAAGTATGGATATTCTGGAATTAATCTATTGGTTGTTGTGCTAGTTTGAACACCTACAAAGTAAGCGTATACACCATTGGGGAAATCTGGGGTCTTACAGAATCTGCCATTGTGTCTGTCAAGATCACCAGAATTAGTGTAGCGATAATCTTCAACAAAATATCCAGCAGAAAATCCTGCAGGTCTATCTGCAACTGCCGATACATCAAGTTCATATCCAGATCTAATGATTACTGTAGGAGATTGTGGATCATCTGGATCTTGGGATCCATAAGGACCATAGATTGGATTTCCATCATATGCCCATCCAATAATTGGAGAGTGTGTTCCACTGGTTAAATCTTCAAATCCTTCATCTGCCAGATCTTGAGAATATCCATACATTGAGTATGAAAGACCATCTTTAGTCTCATTTTGATATACGTTTGAGAATATTTGTGTAGTATTTGTCTTTGTGATATTCCCGTAACGCTCTGCATTATTAAGTTCAAGATCTCTTACTCTGGTTGAGAAGATTGCTCCCGATCCTCTAGGTTTGATATACAATGAAGTTGTATTTGGATCATACCCAATACCTTCATTCGTTACAATAACATCAGTAATCTCACCATTAACAATTACTGGACGGAATGATGCTCCAGTTCCACCATTGACATCTGTTGGAATGATTTCTGGAATAGAGAAGTATTCTGATCCTCTACCCAAAACCTGAACTTCAACGATCCTTCCATTGCTGATGATTGGATTTAATTGAGCACCTTTACCATTCTTGAGGGTAATGATTGGTTTCTTATGGAGATTTACGATGCTAGATCCATATCCAACACCACCTTCATACAGATATGATCCAGTGATTTCACCAGTAACAATAGGTGTAAACACAAATGATCCAGCAATGCTAGAACCAAAAGATACGTTAGCAGTAACTTTAATTGGTGGATACTGGAAAATATGATAACCAGATCCAACACTAGTCAGATCTACATACTTTCCTCTTGTAAGATCTGTAGTATTTGTTGATGTCTTAAGACCAAGATCAATTAATCTAAACTTATCGGCATCAATCTTGACAACAGAGTAATGATTTGCTGTGTTAAGACCACCAATGACAGTACCATCGTTGGAATATTCTACAGTCTCACCAGTCTCAAATCCGTGATTCTTAAATGTAACAGTGTCATAGATTGTAGAGATTCCTACAGATTTAACTCTGAGTTTTCTATGCTCATATCCAGAACCTGAATCGACAACCTTGATTTTTCTAAGTGCTTTTTGTGGAAGAGTTCTGAACTTATGAATACCACTAGCAGTTGATGTGGTAGAAAGACCAATTGTATTGATGCCTGCAGAATGATCTGCAGGGGTTGGGAAGAGGCGAATAGTTGAAGAGTTAATAACGCCTGCATAATAGGTGTCACCACTGCCTAGAATGCCTGTAGAGGGTTGATTAGGGTTGAATGCAGCACCAATAGCAATAGCAGGATTTCCGTTTCTATTGTAAATGATCTCTTGACCATCTACGAAACTATGTGGGGTACGGAAAGTAATTGTTTCAGTATCAATATCAACGCCACCACCAAGATCAAGACGACGACTATCAAACTCAACTTCTCTAAACTTATTACCAAGAATTGGTTCGAGTAAACATCCAGAACCATTTCCACCAGTAAGTGTAAGAGAAACAACAGTACTTACATCAAAATTATGTGGGTCTACGAGAACCTCTTTTACATTACCAGTGATAATTGGTTCAACTTTTGCTTGTCCACCAAAACCAGAAGCAATTTCAATTTGAGGAGGATTTGCAACATCATAATCCATTCCTGAATTGAGAACTTCAAACTGCTTGATAGGACCATAGTAAACCTTATCATCGGATTCTGGTGCGCTAATTTCAACACCATCAATCAAAATACCAACACTTCCAGATTCTCTTTTGGAATCTTTGGTGTTTTCTTTAGATTGTACTAATGGGAACTTTCTTAAGATAGTTTTTGGACCAAGAAGTCTATCCTTCTGATCAATCAAAGTAAATCTATGAGTACCACCAAGAGTGTTTGAACCAAATCTTACGAACTGGGGAGTCTCTAATAGTGATTTGGATGCATAGAGATAAATCTCATTTGCAGTAACTTTCTTGACATAGTAGTTTTGTTCAGCAACAAGTCCTGAAAGTGGATTGGTTGCAGTGTAGACAACTTCATCACCATCAATGAAGTCTACTGGTGATGCAAACTTAATTGTAGAAAATGTTTTTAATACTACACTATATCCACCAAGATTGGCATCGGTGCCATCAGGAATACTAGATTCAATAATATTGGACTCGATATCGTATGATGGAAGCGAATATGATGCAACATAACCATCGGCATTGCTATCATCATTATAAACATTCAGAACATTAGCAGCATAAGTTGCATTGCCACGATCGATTGTTACACCATTAGAATTTACTTTCTCAATCTTCCTACGAATTCTGTATTCGGTATTTGCATTTGGTGTAAATGAAGATGGTAAGTTGTTTACATCAACTTCCTGGAGTGCTGCATCAACGTTAGCAATGGTGATAGTTGCAATTACAAAATCTCCTCGGAGCAATTCAAAGGTATCACCAACCTTAAGACTTGATTTATCTGGTCTTGATTTTAACTTGAATGTAGATCCACCAATAGAATCGATGGTGTATGATGCTGCGGTGTTGTAAATCCAAGAGTTGGAGAAAACTTCTTTATAAGTTTTATCACCAGTGATTGGATTTTCAACAATTTCACCAACATTTCTTACAGAGATCTCTTCATCTTTTTCAATCAGTGCAATATCACCAAGTGCTGTAAAGTCTGAAAGAACACCAGTGATACGAAGATCAACTCTCTTATCAATATCTCCATCACCATAACCATAGATGGTTTCATCAACTCTGATCTCATCTGCAGTGTTGATGGTATTTGTGATATTAGTACATCCAAAGAATTGAGTGATACCCTTTGAAGTATAGGTAATGGTATTATTACCAGAAAGCAAAGTGCCAGAAGGTGCAAATCCAATCGTAGAATCAACTGTAATAACGCTAGAACCCGCTGGAACGGTTTCTATTACCTTGGACCTACCTGGGATAGTAAACACACCTTCAATGAGGTCTCTGTCGTTATATCCAACGAATAGACCAAGTCTGTAGAATGTTTTATTATCTCTACTAAAGATCTCAACATCAGAAACTGATGCGCTAGTTTTATTATCTGTAGATTTGAAAATCGTTTGTCCTTCCAATGAGAAAGGATCTCCAGAAATTGATTCTGCAACGATAACTTCTCTTCTGATATAATCTGCAGAAGATGGTTTGATCAGACGAGTTTCAAGGTCTAATACCTTTGCACTTACACCATACAGAACCTTAAACAGAATTCTAATCGATTCTGCAATACCTTTCGACTGGTAAAAATCTCTAGCGTGCTTGATGAAGTTTCCAACATCAAGATCATCAACAAACTTTTGATCTTCTAATCCGGGAGTAAATGTTCTCTTGAGTTTCTTATAGAACTCTTGCAGGAAGAGAACACTCAAGTTAGTAATTGTTGCTGAAGCGTCATGTGCTTCGGCAGAAGAAGTTGAGAAAACAACATTCTGTCTGTTACTATTAGAGAAGTAACTAGCAATACCTACATTATATCCAGTGATGCCACTGAAACCACGAACACAACCAGTAAAAGTTGTATCAGTTTTTCCTGTGTAAGTAATGATCTCATCACCAATCTTCAGGAGACCATAGTCATCTGGGAATCCTTTTGTGGATGAGACCGTTATTGTAGTATCTGTAGCACTGATTGCAGAGGAGAGAGTTGTCTCACCAACGACTACTTCTGGGACAAGATTATCAACCTTGATATAACGATCAAGATTATCAACCAGATCTACATTGCCGCCCTGTTTTTCAAGAGAAGCATAGTATTGCTTGAAGAATTCAACAGCTTTTGGAAAATCTGCTACTAAAAATTCTGGAAGTTGGCTCTCAATAATTTTATTGAGTTGCACTCTCTTCTCAAAATTCGACATATTTTATTTCCTCTCTAATGATCCGTTTGAGTAACTTGAAGTATAATAGTCTCTTGTGAAAGACACGCCAGAAATATCTTCACCAGATGCAATCACATCTTTAACCATATTTATTCTGCTACTGGAAACATCAAAACTGATGTATAGATCTTTTAATCCGATAACATCATTCGATTCTGGGAATGCCTGAACCTCAATAATATCGTTATCTGCTTCAGTACTAACGATGTTTATAGTATTGAGGATGACCTCTCCCTTCTTATAATCAACAATTCCTGCATCTTGAGAAACAACAACTCTATTGCCAGCCTCATCCATCTTAACAAGTGCGACAATACCCTTCTCAATATCAAGAGATTGTGGTCCACTCAAGAATGTTTGTGTTGCTTGCTGTGCAGTATCAATAATTGGAGAGTCAGTCAGATAAACAGTTGAAGATTCGCCAGCAATTCTAAATCCAGTTGATTTAATATTGAATCCATTAGGATTAACGTGGAACTTATTACCAAAACACAGTTCATACTGTGCAAACTGGTTCTTAAGAACCTTCATATCTCTTCTAATTCTAACCTTGGTGATATTAGAAGTGATTGCATCATCAACTCTATCAATAAGTTGAAGAATCTTACTATACTTAAATCGTCCACCGAAGCGATTCATATCAACATCACTAGCATATGTTGCTAATGCACTAGTAACATTAGTTTTCAAGTCATCAACATTCGATACTTGAGTTGTATTGTAGTAAATTGAAGAATCAATCTCAACATAAAGCAGTTTGAGATCAACAATTTGCTGATTAATACCAGCAATTGCATATTGCTTCAGTTTATTAAGAATATTTTGCTTATCAAAATCGGAAACATACGTTCCATTCTTTGGTTTGATACTAATCTGCACCGTACCAAACTTTGGTGGCGTTAATTCTTCACCACCAACCACTGCAACAGACTCTGTACTTGGATAGATCTGTTGAATAATTGCTTCGTAGTCCCTTGCTGTCACCGCTCTGTGCTGCGCGGCGTATAATCTAGGGGCAAAGTACTTAATTGAGGAAAGACCCTCTATATCGCCCCCATTAATCGCCTTTTGAATGGTTGTAACGGGGACAGTATCTGTTGGAATGACTCTTATACTGCTTTCATCGATGAAATTGCCCTGGAAATCGAATTGTGAAGGTCCATTTCCAGATTCACCATCAGTTACAATGTAAGAAACTGTAATAATTGCGTTATTTTCTACTTTTTTACCAAAATATCCATCACCAAACAGGATTTCATACCTTTCATCTTGAATTTCTTGAATCAAGAAGATTTCAGAGGTCTTATCAAGGTTTAAAATGTTATCAACTTTGTGATATTCGATGCCAAGACCCGTATCACCAGGTCCTCTTACGTGAACAACGATGGTTGAGGCATCAATATTTGGATTATCAAGGATAAAACGTTGATCAACGGAACCTAACATAACAAATTGCCTTGTTAAGTAGGTTCCTTGGTAAATTTCTACTGGTTTTTCAGCAGATCCGAACTGTGCAAACCCATTTTTAACGGGTGCAGAGATATCTTCTGGTACAGAGAAACGATAAGAGGTGTTATCAAAGTTACCAACACAAACCAAACCCGCTTTTAGGGTAATAAACTGACTTGTAGTGCTTGTTGGAACGGAAAATGTTACCTGTGCCTTTGCTGAACTACTAGATCTAGGTACATAACCGATATTTCTTGCCAGAGATACCACATTTTCCCTAACTGTCGCTGCATCCAGGAAGGATTCATTGACAACTAGGTTTGCATTGAATGCATTAATGTAAGTATTATAGGCAAGAGTATCGATCAGTACCGAAAAATTAGACCCTTCAAAGTCAAAATCCGTGAAATTTGAATTTGCACGGAGATATGACTTAATTTCAGACTTAATTTGATCGAAATCTAGGTTAGTAAATTGAGTGAAAGGCATATTTTTATCGTGTTCCCTCTAAAATGAAGGAGAAGGTTTGAGTATCCAAATCTAAACCCCTAATATCATATGCAATTTCCACTTCTAGAGTGTTATCATCAGGAAAAGGATTCACATCCACTCGAAGATTAGCAATTCTAGGTTCAAAAGCGTTAATTGTATTCTCAATTTGGTCCTTAATGCTAATAGCAAGTGGAATAGTAGCGTTTTCAAACAGAGTTTCGCGCAATGTTGACCCTAAATCTGGGTTAAATGGGCGTTCTGTAAGATTAGTTTCCACTAAATTACGAACTGATCGTGTAATGGCACGCTCATTAATGATGACTGGTAAGTCTTTTGTAATAGGATGTGGATCAAAGGAGAAACTAATATCCTTAAATGCCCTAGAGATCCTCTGCGATGCCATTATAGGGGTAGTTTTTTCTGAATTTATTTATACCTACTTCTTCAATTTCTACCATATGTTGATTCCCAATCATCATGATCATCATCATTTCTAATTTGAGAATGAATTTGATTTTGATGTGTAAAGTTATGCTTTACATCTTCATCTTCACTACGTTTTTGTGGTTTAGTCCAGTAATCCGTGATCAATGATGTGGTACCCCACATTTTGTACATGTAAGTGGTGTCGCGATCTACAGGTGAATTACCCATTAGTGTTCTCTCGTTTGAATAAACATCGGAACTTTTTGAGGGGTTACTATCCCTAGAACTATTTACTCCTCAAGCAATTGAGGTTCATCATCTTTATCAGTATTTTTATGATCACCTGCTACTTCACGAAGCATTTTTTCGTGTTGTTTTGCAGCAAGGTTATCCAAGAAATCAGAAGTAGGTTCAGTCATTGTTATACGAGCAAAAAAGAAAGGGAGGTGATTAACCTCCCGCGTGATATTATTTACCTTGTCCGCGATACCGCTTTTTAGCATTGTTGCGAGACGTAGCGGCATACTTGGTATTTTTACCAAAACCCTGGCGAGTCTTTTTGGGTTTTGATTCAATCATCACTTGTCCAGCGAGACCGATTTTAGCGCGTGCCATTAGTTGTCCTCTGTAGTAATTTTAGTTTCAAGATCCGAGGGGTTCGGAGACCCAGTGGAGTAGAAGTCCTCCGCTAGGTCCATCATTTTATCAAGATATTCCTCTTGGGTCAAGCCTTCTGCAAGTACTTTACCCTTGTGAATGATCGTATGCCTTTCCATTTGCAATGGTACATCAGATAACGCGAGTTTTTTCGTGACCGACGCGGATGCGAGGATCACACCAGATCTCAAATCCTGCTTCTTTTGCATCAAGACAGAACGAGACATCCTCGCCGCACATATCCTGTACTTCACCAGACTCAAAGACTTGCATCTTGGGAGCAAACCAAGGATAAGGCATACCCTCGTGCTCAAATACTCCGTTCTTAATCAACAACCACCCGAAGCCTGCATAATCTACAGTGAACGGCTTACGACGCTTCTGAATGCTTTCCAAAGTTTCGTGGTTCATAACACCACCATTGTTTCGGAAATCATCTTCTTCCATCCAATGTGCAACACTGGTGGTTTGACCGTCTTCGGTACAATACCAACCACTTGCAATATCCTGGTCCATCAAAACCAATTGATAAAACTTTTCAGTGTTGAATACAATATCACTATCGATCCACAACTGCCAATCATACTTTAACTTTCCATCCCAAGGTTTCTGATCAGGACCACGAAGAACATTTGCACCTAAACACTTACAACGTGCAAAGTTCACCATAGAACTATAATCTTGTGAGATCTGAATACTTGCTCCAGATTGTACAAGATCAAAACACAGTTGTACAAAGTTCTTCAAAAATGTGTAAGAGACTCCTCTACCAGGTAAACAGAATACTACTGTCTTACCTTTAACCATCTCTCTTGCTGCTGCATAATCCCACTCTACTTCTTTCTTCGGAGCGGGCGCTTTTGCTTTTACTGTAAATCCTTTTGCCATAATTAGGTCAATTTGAAATGTGAATGCATTCAATAGTAATTATACTATGAGAAGCAACGAATGTCTATATCAAAGTTCGGTGATTACGATAGCATCCCCATCTACTTCCATATTCACTTCCGTACCCTCATACCACCCGAACTCACTGATCACCCATTCAGGTAACTTGATCACATACTCACCAGTTACAGGATCAACCTCTACGGTGCTCAAATTTTCTCCGGGATTTTTTTGCATAAGAGGTATTCCGTTTCTCACTTTTGTTTTATATAGAAAAGTCTTGCCTTATACAAAGACCTCGCAAAAGCAAGACTTTATAGCTTAATGGTACCTAGTGTTTTTATATACACGGGCACCGCCGCACCGGCGGGCGGGGGCGCGGCACTGCCTACCACGCACCCACTGTGCTGTCAACCCACCTATGCCACCTGCCTAACCGAACACACAGTCGGCAATGGCGGCAACTGCCAGCTCCGAATACCAAACTTCCAACTCCCCAAGGTCCACCCGCTCACCGAACATGTGACCGTAGTCTTGGGCGAACTGCACCAAAAAGTTCAGATCAGGGTCAGGGGAGAAAACGAACTGCACTGCCTCACTCCAGGAGATCGTGCCGTTAGCGTCGGGAGTCGGATGGGTCATCGGTGTTCCTTTCGGTTGAGCATATCCTACCATATCCGGATCACAGTGCAAGGGCAGCGTCGATCTTATCCATCAGGCGATCACGGGCAGCAGCACGGCGGTCGGCAGCGTACTGTGCCTTAGCACGACGCTTAACGGCGTCAAGGTCATCCACCATCTTAGCGCCAAGTCCACGGGCAGGGGTGAAGGTCATTCCACCGCCACTGCTGCAACGCAGACCCTGTCCTTTGTGGTTGGTGTCGGTGCTGCGAGCGGTGCCGATTGCTTTCGCCATAGAGTCCGTTGCTTTGTTTGGTACCTTGATATTATAAGGGGCGATCAACCCCAGAGAGTCCAGTCGGGTGACAGTTCGTCAATTGGACCCAGTTCCTCTACGGTGTGGATCTCAGTGTCCGACCATAGGGATGCAGCGGTGAACATTTGAACTGCCTGCATGCGGTTGTAGCAATCCCAGACCTCAGTGTGGGGTTTGCCTTCGCTGGTGGCGCGGATCACATAGCGGTTGATCGTTTGCATTGGTCCCTGTCGGTTGAGCGTATCCTACCATATAAAAGGGGATCACCCCCAGAGGAAACGGGCGATCCGCTCACGCTTGCGGAGGGGCAGCACGCGGCGGTAGCAGACCCGACGCTGTCCCTTGCGGTACTCATAACGCTTAACCAGACCCTGCGCTGCCATCTCTTTAAGCAGAAGGGACATAGAGGTGCGGGCAGCGTTAGGCAATCCCAGCGCCTCATTGACCTCCGAAGGTCCCAGACCCCACTGATAGGGGCGCTGAATGCTGGCAGGTTCATCCATCGGCAGCACCGAAAGGATCGCCCACTGATAGGTAGCACCGAAGGACTTGCGGTTGGTGATGGAGGTGAACATCGTGGTTTGTCTGAACTGAACTAATAATAGGGTATTTTCGGGTCGCCGCGGCCACGTTGTGCAGGTTGTGTAAGTGGCACACCCTCCCGATTCAGAACGCCAGGCGTGCTAGGATGGAGGTAGACCCTCCGGTAGGGGAGGGTAGGTATAAAAAAAGGGGGAGCGATTGCCCCCCTTAAATGTTATTCAGATCAGAAGTTCAGGCAGAAAATGTGACCCGACAGTTCGGTGTAATCATAACGCAGATTCTCCCAAGTTTCCTCCCAATCGATAGCAACAAAGGCGGGATTGTCCAGGCAGTAGCAGTCAGTCACCAAACGTTCTGCGAATTCAGCGCCAGACATTTCGTCTTGATAAGAGTCAGTGAAGGACTCCAGATTCTCTTCTCCGAAGTATTCAATGAACTCTTCAATCGGTTCGGCGTCATAGTCTTCCAACAGTTCCGTCAAAATGTCTTTTTGTTCGGGATACTTTTGGATTAATTCTTCATTGTGTTGTTCTTCAGTCTTAAGTTCACCTCGCGCCTCAAGAATAGCAGTGAAAAAGTCAGTGAACTTAAGTTTGCCGTCAATCTCATAACCGCAGGCACGGCACTGTTCGGTGCGGGTGCTACCGGGCATTGCGGCGATCATATCCAGGAGAGAATCACCAGTGAGGGGGGCATCCAGGGAGGGATCGTTGAGCATTGGTCGGGTCCTTTGTGTGAACTGAACTAATAATAGGGGAAAACGGAGGGAGGGGAAGCGGTAGTGTGACACTTCCCCAACTGTCCTAGTGGCGATCGCTGATGTTCCAGGTGCCATAGACTCCCTGCGGGCGGGAGTCATTCCACTTGCTGAACCACTCGCGGCGCAGTTCCCGCTCACGCTTCTCCTGCTCCATCACCTGAAGGGCAATGGCGTTAAGTTCAGGGGTGCTGGCGTAAATGCCGTTTTGATCGAAGTTGGTTTGTTTCATACCCATAGGATGGCACAGGATCGGGGGAAAGTCAAGCGGTTGTGGACAGTTCGCCAACTGTCACAGTCAATAATCGGTGTCGCCGTTGATGTAAGTTTCCAGGTCAAATTTTTCCTCTTCGATGACATCAAAAACATCACCAGGGTTAGTGTTAATCTCATTGAACATTTCGTCGACGAAAGTGTCAAAATCCATTGGAAATTTCTGAACTGTGTAAACAATACACCAAACCCTCCCCCCGTGGTCCAATCGTGGACGGTTCAGAAAGTGGCACAATAGTCTCCCACGGGATCGGGTTTGGTGTTATCTTATAGGAAATCAGACGAGGCGGGGGGTACCGCTGTTGACGAAAATACATCGCCACCGATCCTGTCTTCCGGTAATAATAAAAAACCCCACCAGACGGCAGGGTGTGACACTTCAAGAACTGGCACACTACCAGTTGACTTCCTTTTCTTTGATGATATAGTCTACAGTCTCATCACCTTCTAGTCCTAGAACGTCATTCCAGACGTAACTTTCTAGGTCTAAATCATCATAACACTCTATGTCGAGTGTAACACGAAAACGGCGCTTTTGTGCTAACATAGTGTCTAGATGGGTGTGGGTGTGCGTGATACTATATCATGCATAATGCTTATACGCAAGCGCATCATAATCTTGCGTGTCGCGTGCGTATTCGTCGTCGAGATCTAGATCATCTAGTTGTGTATGTGCATACGATTGCACCCACATATCATATGTCTCGTCGAGATCGTATGTGTATTCGGGCGTGTAAGAATAGTCGAGATCGTAGTCGTCGTACATAATTCTCGTCGAGATGCTTGTATATTATACAGATAACTCGTCGAGATGTCAAATCTAGTCTAGATCAAAGTCTAGTCGAGATATGAGTCTCGTCGAGATTCATAGTGTTTATTTATACATCAGATATAAAAATTGTGTGGGTTCTCTGATTTTCCGCCGTGCCTGTGTGTTGACAAACTGCGCGTCTTATGATACGCTCGCTAAACTCACAACACCTGGAGCACTTTATGAGATAAAAACACTGCTTAAAACCCTTCAGAGATACTCCGAAGACACTCCACAGTAACCACACAGTATCTCAAAGACAAAAAAGTGTTTTATATTTATTCTTATATTAAAAGTGTATTTTTAACCTATTTTTCTATAATAACTGTATCATCGGATACACAACTGTTAGCATCCCAGTGTCTCACAACCCCTGCCATAATAAAGGAGTTAGTAATCATATAACCCAACAAAATAAGGGTACGAATAACAGCAACTGCATCTGCTTCTCTGTTACTCTTACCCTCTTTTGTACCTAATGCTTTACACCAAATCTTCCACACGTTCTATGCTTTCTTTACTCTCACAGGTGTAGTACCTTTATAATACTTTTCCATATCATTGATGATCTGTTGTCCTTTTAACTTCAACTCTCTCTTCCTTGGATCTTTATATCCTTCAGGTAGTAATCCTAACTCTCTTAACTTTCTTCTCTGCTTAACATCCAAGTTCTTTAAGTTTCGAAGTTGATACATCTCATAATCAGTCAACTTTTTAGGCATCTTCGCAGGTAATGGTGTTTTTGTTTTAACTTTATCTGGAAGATTAAGAACAGCATCTACTCTCTTATCATATGCTTTTCCCATTCTATATGACAACTCACTCTCTGGTCCTTGTACTGGTGGTCTCTTTACTGGACTATTAGGTTTACTTGGACCTTGAACATTAGGTTGAAACTTTTGTGTGAAATCTTTGAACGTTGTTTGCTGATTAGCAGTCTTTCTGCCTTTAGGCGTGCTGCTGGGTATAGCAGTTACTTTCGTATTCTTCACTAATGCATCTTTAACCTTT